CTTCTTTACCAGCAACATTTTTTTCAATATATTTTTTTAATGCTGTTCTACCTTTTGCAGTATTACCAATCTCATCAAGCTCTTCAACTTCTTCTTTAGCAAGTTTACTATGAGAAATCTTACCTTCGCCTGTTGGATCTCCTTTAAAAAGTCTTACAGTTACTCTTTCTTCTTTATCAGGATGAAATTTTTTTAATAATTTTAAAGCTTGTCTGTTACTACGAACTTGAATTCCACCTGTTGGTTTATCATCTTTATCATATCCCATAGCAGTACGATATTTATTTTTAGTTTCAAAAATTTCAACTTCTTCACCATACATCATATAATCATGACAACCAGAAATCATTCCTTTTGCATTTGCGACTTTTGCTTGAACCCATGGTTCAATATGCTCTGATGAATCTAAATGCTTTAACATCATTGATGCTTTGTCAATAATAGCATTTAATTCTCTGCGAACCATGTCATGTTCGTCTTCTATATCATCAACTGCTTCTTTGATAGGTTCTTTTTTATCACCTAGAAGTAGTTTTCTAAGACCTTTTTTTTTATCTCCGCAACCACATGAGCTTTTACCACACTCTTCACATTCTTTACCTTCTTCAATTTCTACTTCTTCTTTGTATGCAGCCTTTGAAGCATCAAGATCACGACCTGTTCTTTTATTTTGTGGAGTTTTTAGTGAATACTTAACTTTTTCACCATTATATACATCTGGACCATTGCCAACACGATCAGCATGTTTTTCTGTCTTATGCTTGGCAACAAAATCCTGTTCAGCAGGAGCTTTTGGCATATAGTCAACACCAGGATCTTTACCAGTTGATCCAGGTACTATCTTTGATGATTTAACACCTGCTAAGATGTCTTTAAGTGACTTTGCCATTATTATTCTTCCTCTGTTTCTCCAACAACTTCTGGTGCTTTAAACATCACAGAAGCTATTTCTTGTTTTCTATTTTCTACTGCTGAAGCAAGTCTATCCATCATTAATGAATTGAATGCATTACCGAATTCATCAGGCTTTTGTTCAACAGCATTAATAATTAAATCTGTTACACTATATTTATCATTCTCAATCATTTACTTTCTCCTTGATCACCTTGGCCTGTTCCTTTTGGAAGACCCATTTTTCTCAACACATCTGGATTCTTTGCTAAAATTTGAACAGCTTGTTTATATTTTGATTGTTCTTGAGGAGTTCTATCTTCAACTCCTCTTTGTTTCATTTGTTTAATAAACACCATAGCATTTCTAATTTCTTGCATCTTCTGTGCATCAGGATCATCTTTTTCTTTTGGTCCTGTTACTTGTTGAACTTGCTGTTGTTCCATTTCTTGCTGATTCATCATTTGAACGTTTTGTTCAATCATTGGATTCAACCATCTTGGATCATGAGAAGCATTCTCCATTCCAATTTCTGCATCCATTTCAATGATGTCTTCATCAGATTGATGTAAAATATTTTTACGAACAAATTCATGTGAATAATATTTGCCAATCATATCTTGAGCATTACGTGCTTGATTGATACGACCATCAAGAATTTCCATATTCTTGAGTTCAGTGAAATAATTATCTTTTGCGTAATCAAAACGAATATTTTGAAATATTTTATTAAAATCTTCAATAGTCATTATATTTTTAAGAACTAATTGTTTTTCCAGCATCTTAATAAACAACATTGAAAACTTAGTTCTTAGACGAATAACAAAACGTGCAAATTTTAATTCGTCTCTTGTTATTTCAGTTGCACGTCCAATAGAAAATAGTGCATCTGAATTAAGACGTGAAATAGGAACATTAAGGCAATTCAGAAATTTCTTCTGAAAGTAAAGAACGTCGTCCATCTGCCCTAATGTTTGGCCACCTGGAAGAGTAGTAACCTCAGTCCCTCTTCCACCTTCTCTACGTGGCAACCAATAATCTTCTAACATAGTCATAAATTTACGATCATCACGTACTTCACCAGTAGCACCATCATAAATTAATCTGTTTTTATGTTTAACCATAATATCACGAACATATTGTTCTGCCTTCATCTTAGGCAAGTTACCAACGTCAATATACCAAATACGACGTTCTGGTGCACGTGATAATCTGTAAATAACTAAAGCATCTTCAAGTGTTCTTAACTGATTAAGTGCTTTAATTGCTTTATGAAGATATGAAAGAACCATTGTTCCTTGGTTATCTGTTAAACCAGAAACAATGTGTAGAATAGAATCTTTAGCAATTTTTAATCCAGTAGTTGAAGGACCAACTACTTTATTACCATAAGAAAATCCTTTATCATTAAATATGAAATATTCATTAATAATTTTGGCAATAGAAGCATCTCCTGGATTTTCAGAAGTAACTCTCTTTTTTGCAATCTCTCTTACTTTACGAATTTTTCTTGGATCAATATATCTGACTTCTTTAATACCTGCTTTTGTATCTTTTGGATCAACAACAACATGGTAATATAATCTACCATCAACATACCAACGTCTATAAATTTCATAAGCATGATTTTGAAAATCTAAAATATTTAAACAATTATTAAATTCTTCGGTAATTGCTTTTTTAACAGGATCTGATAATTCAATTTTATCTAAATTAATTTTAACAATTTGCTCTTCGTCAATTGATATTGATTCATTTACAATTTCATCAACAGCAGAATCACATTCTGGATGAAGTGACATCTCACGATATTTTGTTACTAATTCTGCTTCTGTTCTTACTGTACCATCAAGATCTACATATGTTCCATATGAACCACCTGCAGCAATAACAACTGCGCCATCATCTGACTCTTTAGGAGCAAATGATGGTAATGGATCTTGATCTTGTGATTTTCTTTTGAATTCGAATCCGAATAAACTTATGGCCATTTAATTCTCCAATATCGGGGAGAGTTTTATCTCTCCCCTTAATCAAACTATAAAGTAATAATATATTTATGCAGGTCCAAGTGGGCCATCAGTTATTGACTGTGCGCCATAAACATTAACGCCACCAGCCTTTTTATCAGAAGCTTCAACTAATGGTAGCCAGTAATCATAATTAAATGATACTGAAAACTCTTCAACAGCGCCAGTGCTTGACCAATCAAGAGCAATATTACCAACAGAAGTTGGGAATGCACCAACAATAGCATATGATCTTAGTAAAGTACCATCTTTACCATATTGAATAACTTCTAGATCAGTCTTATACTGTTCTGCATTAAGTGAAGGATCACGAACGTTTGCAACCATACGGTTGATTGCATTTGACCAAAGTTCAAACATAGCACGAACAGCAAAATCTTCATCGTTCATGATTGTTGTTGACCAAGCGCCAAAAGTACGTTCGCCAGCAAGTTTAATTGTTCTTCCAAAATAAGGAACTTCAAAAGAACCAATTTCAGATGCTGGAAGCTCTGCAGCACGTGCAACAAAGCTAAATTTCTGAACTGATACGTTATCAATTCCAATACCTGCTGGAACTGTTAAGTAAATATTGAAGAGGGATGGTCTAGCACCACCGTATACTAGACCAGCTTCTTTAAAAGTATTAATATTAAAAGGCATCTATCTACTCCTTTAGAGTTTTTAATTTATTTATTAAAAATTACCAACAACAGTTGAGAACTGAACACCAGTTCCAACAGCAACGAAGTTAAGCTGAATGAAGTTGATGCTTCTTGCTGGCTTAATATAAATGTCACCAACGAACTGATTGGAATCAATTATCTGAGGAGTATTGTTAGTATCATCACACACTACTAAGAAGTCAGTGATACCACGTCTACCTTGAATTGTTCTAAGATATGGTGTAACCAAATTCTTGAACTGTGCTCTGGTAAAGGAATCATTAAATTCAAATAGTGAATATTTAGCAGACTGTGATATTGCCTTTTCAAGAACAATGAACAATCTACGTACATTGATTCTATCAAATGCAGATGGCTTTGACTGTAGAGTTTTATCACCGTAAAGAACAGTTCCTTTACCTGGGAATGTTACAACAGGATTTACACCATTTACATATAATAAATCTCTATCAGTTTGTTTTGGGTTGAAAGCTAGTTTAACAAGATTTTTAATTTGACCACGATTAAATCCTGCTGGAGACCACCAAGCATCATTTGTATGATCAGTTCTTGCTAGAAGACCACCAATGTCACCATTTAAAGGAATCCAACGATAAATGTCGTTATAACGATCATACTGATACTTATAACCAGTATCAAGAATTGCATATGAACTGTCATGGATTACATTTCTCCAATCAACAATTCCTAATGCTTCCTGACCAAATGCGTTAAGAACAAGTGATTTATCTGGTGATGCAACAAGAACACAATCTTTTCTAACACCAACAATATTGTCAATGATATAATTAGTTAGAAGATAATTGTTTATAATGTTTACATTAATACCAGCAGTAGTACCACCAATTGGACGACCTTGAAGAATAATTGAGATATCAATGTCTTCTTTTGAGGCAAATAGATCATAACCAGATGCAATAACTGATAGATCAACTGTTTCTTCGTTTAAACCATCTGAACCAAGATTAAAATAATAATTTCCTGGAGCAGTAGTTAGTGTTGATTCAAGATTCATTGCAGTTGCTGAAGTAGCAAGTGGTCTATCAGCTGCCCACCAAATATAGTATGAATTTTGATTAATTACATCTTTGTAATAATTTGTTGTACCATCTTGATTTTTACCATCAGTTGCTCTTGAAAGACCTTTGAATGTCTCAAGAATAGTACCTGGAGTTCCAGTAAATTCACCTAATTCATCAACAACTACTACATGTAGTTCGTCTTGAGCAGCAGTATTACCATTATAGAGTTGGTAATTTGACTGGCCTGGAGCTTTTCCAACTGCGTCATAGAATTCCCAATGTCTGCTAATAGTATTTGTTGAATAATTTGTATGTAATCTATAAGGTGTTTGGAACTGTAGATTAAATCCAGAAGAAGTTGAATTGGTAGTAATATTACTAATGTCAGTAATTTTCATATACTGAAGATTAATAGAACTATTACCAAATAGAATTTGATCCCCTAGTATCATATGGTTTACTACATTTGCAGCAAAGTTACCAGAAGTATCACCATTAAAAATTAATATTGCTACGTTTGAACCAACATTAGAATACATAGTTCCAGATATTTGAACATTTGCTGGATTAACTCCAGTTCCGTTTGCATATGTTCCATAACCAGTTAATGAAATATTTGAACTATATGTTTCTGCGTTATCAACAACAGCAACTCTAATTGAGTTACCAATTGAACCTGGATATTTTGCAATCCAAGTAACACCATCTTCAAAATTACCTTCTTTTGAAGTATATGAATTTTCGTTAGTAACAATTTGATTTACTAGATTTGATACAAAAGTACCTGATTCAACACCTAGTGCTGTATATGAAGTTTCTGGCCAACCAAAATAAAGAGTTGTGGCAAGAACACTATTTGTATTTGAAGAAAGAACAACGCATGAGCTGTTAATTACCTGTAAAACAGTAACATCAGTCATAACAGTTGAAGTGTTTGAAGACTGAGTTACATACATGTCAGCAACAATACCGTCAGTGTTACCAGAAACAACAAAATAATGATTGTTTGAAACTGTACCACCAACAGTGTTAGCAATAAATGATTGAGAAGCAACTGCTCCACCAGTATTCGCTGCACGTGAAATATAAAGAGCATTGGTATATGATAGGAAGTTAGCAGCAGTAAACCATGTTTCTGAATTATAGTTTGTTGGTTTTCCGAATCTATTAACTAAAGATGTTTCTGTATCAAGTAGGACTCTTTCGCCTACTGGACCCCAACGAAATAAACCAGAAAAAGCACCAACTGATGTTGATACTGCTGGAACAATCGTTGTAAGATCAATTTCGGTAACATTAACGCCTGGGCTTAACTGAATGGCCATTTTTTTCTCCTTTTAGACAAGAAATTAATAATATCATTTCAATTTATTTATTAAAATCTGTCTTTTACGCTAAAAATCAGGTTGCTCTCTCCATAACCAAGCATCAGGATGATATCTTTCTATTGTATCATCATAATCTTCTCTACCATCTTCCATAAATCCGAAAGGTGCCAAATCTTGTTCAATTTCATCTTCTGTTTTATCTCTTAGAGCATGAAGCGTATTTATGTTAGTATATTCTTTAAAATACTGTTGTTCTGATAACCAACCAAATAAAACAAGACACATAACCAAATCATCATGTTTTCCAGATTCTGCTTCATAGGAATTTGCTTTTTTTGAGAAGGTAGAAAGCTCATTGATAGTATTATAGTCATTTACTATAAATTGATTTTGTTCTATAAGAAGTTTCAATATAGAACATCCTATTGATTTTACTACTTTTGTAGTTCTGATGCCTTTATCAATTGATCCTCCACCAAATCCAGAAGTAATTCTTTTTCCTGATCTACCTGCATTTTCTGTGAATAATATATGTTCATAACCAAAATCATAATGAAGAGCATGTGACACTTGTTCTCCAATATCATTTACTTCAACCAGAACAGAGGCATTATTATAAGCTTTTGCCACTCTATGAATGATTTCAGCATAATCCACTGGAGTTACGGCATTACTTCTAAAAATAGCAGCTTGTTGATATGGCATGGAAGTTACGTCTATAAGCTGAAATGCAGAATAATCTAGACCTTTACCACGTGATACGTCACAAACCATCATATATACATGGCCTTTTTCTGCCTGTATATATTGGACTAGCCCTTCTTTTTCCATTAATGGAGGTTGATGTACTAACTCTTTTAATTTCCAACCAGCAATAAGAGTTCCTGATGATCCAAGAAAGTCAGCTTCATATTCCTGACCAAACTTCTCAAGGTCGAAATTCATGGAAGCTAAAGTATCATTTTTCCATTTTTCGTCTCTTCCAGGAACATCTGGCCATCTGACTAGAATTGGATTATAACCATTTCTTCCTTCTTGGGCGTTTATCCAAGTTTTATGAAAATGATTAAGACCATTAGGAGTAGAAACCAGAATCATTTTGGTCTCAGAACCAGAAGAAATAGTAGGATAAACTGATGTAAAAAATTCATCCCAATTATCAATAAATGCTGCTTCGTCTATGAATAGTAAGTTGATAGAATAACCACGAATACCAGAAGCTGAAGTTGCTGAAGCTATAATTCTAGAATTATTTTCAAGTTGCATGGAACCTTTATTCCATTCAATAATTCCTTGTTGAAGCCATTTTGGAAGGTGCTGATAAGCAAGCTGAATACGTCCAAGAATTTCACGTGCTGTGTCTCCTTTGTTGGCAAGAAGAGCAACAGTTTTTTCTGGATTGAATATAGTATACCA